CTGCATTCTGTTCTGCTTCTAACAATCGCCTGACTTCTTCACGATCATCAACAGAAGTTCCACCATGAACCAAAAACACTCTACGATCAGGAAATCTAGCAGTTATTTCATCATGCATTCGAACACCATCTTTTTCAACACGAGTGAAAAGAACCATGGTGTTGCCTTTCAGGTCCATTACAAAATCTTGAATGAAGTTACGACGGGCCTGATGCTCTATGAGCCATTCTACTTCATATCTGTAGGTGTCGCCTTTTCTGTAGTCAGGTAGCTTTTTAAGGCGTTTGCAATCGTTCAGCAATCGTTGACGTTCATCTTTCGTGTAGTCAAGAAACAACATATGAACCATAAGGTCGCTGACTTGACCTTTATTCATCAACTCCTTGGTCTTAATGACTTGACGGATAGGTCCAAACAATCCTTGAATAGACATACGGTTAGATTGAATGTTGTCCAATGAGCCTGTGGTTCCGATTCTTACATCAGCATTTGGCATGGACTCTGCTAACTTAGTTAGAGTCTTAGCAGAAGCTTTGTGAACCTCATCACAAACCAAAACTGGAAAGTCTTGAAGAAAAGATTTATCAAGGGTAGCCAATGATTGCCAAGTTGAGATAAACACCTTGGTAGTAGGTTTCAACTCTTTTGATTCTCCACTCATCAAAATTTGGATTTCAGACTCGTCGCAACCATATGAAATGAAATCGCCTTTCATCTGGGCAACCAGATTGATGGTAGGAACAATCAGAAGGGTTCTTCTATTAAAATACTTATATATCAAATAGATAATTAAACTTTTGCCAGAGGCCGTTGGAGAAATCAACGTCAATCTTTTCTTAGTGATACCCTGATACCAGGCTTGGAGTTGATGCTCATAAGGATCATGCGGGAAACTCTTTTTGAGTTCCGAAAGTATATCCTTGACTCTTTCAGTATCAGGAACCACCTTGGGTTCAACCAACCCATCTACAACCGCAATTTCTCTTTCCTTACAAAGTTTTTGAATTTCTTCCTTTAGCCCTCTATATAGAACGCCGCTTGGTTTCATCAAGCGAATCTTGCCATCCCAACGTTTCGCTTTTACTAGAGGATGAAATCTAGCATTTTCAATCTCAAAGGTGAAATGCTCTAACAATTCCCGAAACACGCCTTCATCTTGTGAGATGACTTTCATGTTAACATAGGATTGTTCTCCTGAGTCCTGATAGACCGGAACGATAGCAATTTCTCTCATGAAGATAGTTTAACTGATTGATATTCAAAATATGTCATTTGTTTATTTTTGAACGGATCAAGCTTATAGTAGTTGATAACTAATTGGCAAAAGGTTTAGCAGAACGTCGAGTTTCAATACATGAAGACGCTAAAATGGAGGTGACTGGTCCTCTCACATGTGTAAAGTCAGTCGGTTTTGTTCTTTGTTGCTTTCTTGGCTACCATATACAGCTCTCTTAGTTAAGAGATTAAACAAGTAAGGCAATCTTTGGTGAAGTACAAATAGCAAACAAAATTGATTCATTTCAAGTTGTTCAGTCTTGGAGAATATTCTTTTCAATAAGGGAATATTCTCCAAGACTGAAGCATTTGAATCTCGGGGCAACTATCCCAAGATAAAAGCAGCTGCTTAACTAACAGCTGCGGAAACTTATTAGTTGAGTTGAGAAACAACTTTTGCTATCTATACACAACAGCCGCCATTATGTTTAGTTGATCACTAGATATACGAAACAAGAATCTCTAACGAAAGTTACTATCTGTGAGGGCATAACTAATCCTCTTCAGCCAGATTCTGCAAGCCTCATGAAAAATGAGTGCAGCTTGGGAATAAAGCTTCTTGATAGTTGAAATGATCTGAGACTGATGTACTGAGCAGGTTTGCAGCCTCTTAAAAGAGAAAGTCAAGAATTGGATTCTTCTAGAATCTTCTAAGCTTGTTGATAAAGGTTTGTTTCATTCTGAATTAGATTCTTTTTTTAGATTCTAAGTCTACTCTTCGTACTTTAAAGAGTGTAAAGAAACGGCCCTTTCAATGAGAGGGCTGTATGTTGCCTAAAATTAAAGTGGTATTCACTAACAGGTATATTTTGAATACGCAAGCAGTAGAATTAAAATATGAAAAATCTAATCATTGACTGTGAAACACTCGGAACAAGAGACAACGCAATCGTCCCAATGTTCGCTGCGCTCGTAACAGATGATCAGTTGTCCATCAAAGACAATTTGAAAAATCTCATTATCTTGCACCCTTCCGTAGAGGAGCAAAGAAGAAATGGAGGCGTAGAAAGTAATGACACTATAAAGTGGTGGCATACGCAACCGAAAGAGCTTTACGACCTCGTGATGTCCCAAGAAAATTCATTACCTCTTGCTGCGTGTTTGGATAAATTCAATAATTTTCTGGAAGACAAAAGGTACTTTGAAGAGAAATACCCATTTATATGGCAACGTGGCAGTAAAGACGAAGATTGGCTAAGGAATGTTTTTGAATCAAGTTCATATAAATTGGATTGGTGGAGTGTTAGAGACATCCGAACTGCAATTGATGCACTCGGAGCCTCTTCAAAACAAAACGGATACATGGATGCAGACAAAGTTTCTGATGAAGGAACAATGTTGTTAATGAAGTTAAATGAAAAGGGAAAAGCACATCACCCAGCATACGATGTAGTGAGAGACTTTGTATTTCTGCGTTCGTTGAGGTTGGTATGATAGCATACATGACAAGTTGGGGATTGTATTGGTTTGGTGACCTCGTCAGTAGGATAATGAACAACTGGATGGCAGTGTTCCTTTATCCAATTTACAATTGGGCAATGACACATTCTTACGACGTTCAAAATAAATACAAGGTAACAAGAGGACCATGGCATGACGAGCCCAATGATTAACACTCCAGCAGCCGATTTCCTAGCATCACTTCACTTTGAATTGACCATTCAAAAATTGCCATCTGTTTCATTCATGGTGACGGCGGTTCAATTGCCAGGGTTATCTATCAACAATCCTTCACTTCAAACACCATTCGTACCTATTCCTCTGCCTGCAGACAAACTGTCATTTCAGGAGCTGGGTATAACGTTCAAAGTAGACGCGATGATGAAGAACTGGTTGGAAATATACAACTGGCTATATGGAATAGGATTCCCAAAGTCTTTTCAGGATAGAGCAAATGTTGAACCATCTGGTAAAATACGCGATCTCTATTCAGATTTGACGCTTGTTATTCTTGACTATCACAAACAGCCCATCTTGGAAGCAAACTTTGTTGATGTTCTCCCTAATTCATTAACTGGATTCGTAGCCAATGTTGCCGACACAAGAGTGAACTATGTTGAGTCAACTGTTAATTTTGTTTACAGACAGTTTACTATAAAGCAACGGAAAACTTCATACTGATAGCGATGACGCTAGACCAACTCTTAGAAGAATGGGACAAAGACGCAAAGATAGACAAATCGCATTTGGATAATTGCGCCTTGGAAATATCTGTCTTGCACGCCAAGTATCTGCGTCTTTATGTTCAGCAAAAACTCCTCCTACAAAAACTTCAAAATGACTTCGTTCAATTAAAGTCAAAGAAGCGGGCATGGATGTTAGGCGAAATGAGCAAGCAAGAACTTGATGCCGAAGGTTGGAAGCCTTGGTTGAAAACAACTCCTCTCAAGAATCAAGTGGATGAAATTCTTGAATCTGATATAGACTACATTTTATTGAAATCGAAATTGGCGCTTCAGACCGAAAAGGTTAATGCAGTAGAAAATATCATTAAACTCATCAGCAATCGAACATTTCAAATCAGCACAGCCATCAACTTCATGAAGTTTCAAAACGGCGTGGTGTGATTGGTCTGAAATATCAATTATTCTAAGAATTTGCAATAAATATATCAATCATATCAATAGCTTAGAAACGTCAATTTTCTGATATTCCCTTGGAGCTATAAGGTACTGGGTTCGGCCTTAAACCAGCAAAATATCAAGTATTCTGGTTTGGCGCTTTAGATTTAGCAAGTACCTCTTTTTCCAGAGCATCGAAAGGCGTTATGACGTTTTCTGGATTTACGTCCGTTATTGTTGCGGAAGCAGGCAACATTTTGGCTTTGATTGCTGCAATGTATGTCAACGCACTGCTGCCAATATAAACACCGATAATAGACGTCGTGGACAAATAAAACCAAGATATCACTTCGCCCAACGAAGTAAGAGAGGTTGGTTTCACAAAAAATATCATACACACAGTGAACGCCATGATGGCTGCAAGGGAAACCCATGCCATAAAGCGCCTGGCACGCCACCTTTGCGTTTCCAGTTGAAGCAGAGACTTTTCTAGCAAATAAGTGACCTTGGCTCTTAAAATAGGGTCTGCTATGTTGCTTGGGTCAGGAAAATTAGGAGGTAAGTTTGCCATATTTGTATCTCAACTTGGTGTTACGTTGTCTTGTAGGTATCCGGGCGCTGCTGCAGATGCAGAATTAATGGTAGTGTTGCGACTGATATTTGTGCCGCCTTGAACAACAGTTGGGGAAGGTTGGGTAGCAGTTGAAGCTACCTGTGGTTTAGGCTTTAGACTGTCAGGATCAAAATTTCCAGCAACAGCTTGCGCGTATCCAATTCTTCTATCCATCATGGATTCATTGGCACCCATTCGTTCATATTTGGTTGCTACCGCTTCCGTTGCGTTTTGTATACCTGTAGTTGATCTGATGGCGTCGCCAGCTTTTTTCTCAGAATGATTCAATTCCCAATTAACAAAATCAAGCTGGTTTTCAAAACTTGATCCTTTCAAGGGAACTTTTTCTTGATTCTCAAAATCGTCTACTCTTGATCCTATCCATTGCGCAATACCCCTTGCGCCGCTCTTTGGATTGACTATGTCGGGATCTAAATTGCTTTCTTGTAACAAATTGCCTACAATAGCAGCAGCCTGATCCTTAGACCAACCTTTGCTTTGGAAGAAAGCTAATGCCTTCTTGGCTCTCATTTGTTCTTGAGGCTTAAGTTTGCGGCCTTTGGTTACTTTTGAAGATAGTCCGCTTGAGTCAGAAAAAACATCAACAGACTGACCAGGAACATGCGCCATTGCTCCTCCAGCAGCGCTCGCAGCAAGTGTTATCCCACCAGCAACAGCTCCTGTTGCTCCTCCAGTTAAAGCTCCGGCTGCTGCTTCAGCACCAGCATACCCTCCCTTGAAATAATTAGGATGGGTTAGCGAGTCTGCTATATTGATTGGACTGTCTGCAGCTTTCCCATTGCTTTCCCAAGTAGAGTAATTATCGTCGGCGAATTTATTTGCTCCTTTACTGAAAGCTTCTCCCTTTTTGTCAAGATATTTTTCTGATCCATAATGTCCTTCTGCGCCGGCAATCCAACCGCTTCCCTTCATTAATCCTTCGCCAGCGTAACCTACACCCTTGACGGCAATCGATTGTAAACTTCCCGCGAATGATGCTAGACCGTGTACTGCACCTGTACCAGCAGCTCTAGCATGAGAAGTCAGCCATGAGTTCTGATGATCTATTATATCTTGCGCATGACCCGGCGAAACGTTGTTGATGTTTGCAAGCACTCCAACAAATTGTTTCTTACCGGAATCATCCAACTTGTCATATAGATCTTTAAGTATGCCAAATTCTTGAATTACTCTATCATCTTTGTCTTTATATTTTTGCTGAATTTTTCGGAATTCATCCTGATGCATCTTAAAAATCTGACCCATCATTTTTACAACATAATCCTTTGCGCCATATTCCTTTTTGGCTGTTTCGATACTTTGCTGAAGAGTTGCAGCCCCTGAAGATGAAGTAGCAGAAGAAGTTGCTTGATTTTTGATGATGTCAATTGCAGCTCCCGCTCCAAATGCCCCTAGAGCCGCAATTCCCATTCCTTTCAAAGTAC